CAAGAAATTTTCAAACTTGCATTCAAAGAATTCTTTGATGCAAATCCTGAGGTAAAGGTTGTCGGCTGGCGTCAATACACTCCATACTTCAATGATGGAGATGCATGTACATTCAATTGCTATGCATCATACGCATTTGTTTCCAATGCAGTGGACTATGATAGTGTCCGGTATGGTGAATATGAAGGTGATGATGAAACTGTTTGGATCAATGATCCCGACTATGGTGATCACAATGAAGAATTGATTCCTGATTCCGTTTCTGCGAATAGTGAAGCATTGCGCAAATTGCTTTCTAAGATTTCGGATGATGTGTTCCTTGACATGTTCGGCGATCACTGCAAGGTGTTTGCGACCCGTGAAGGTTTTGATGTTCAAGAATATGACCACGACTAATACGCGAATCCAAGAATTTATTCTGGAAGCAACAGTGACGACTGATGTGTATAATCCTGATACAGGTATTACACATTACCGTGAATTCTTTGACCATGAAAAGTTTGCTGAGTTGATTGTGAAGGAATGTGCCGAAGTTGCTCAGATGAACACTCCCGATACCGAGGAGTGTGAATATACACATCTTATCAGTGAAAAGATAAAAGAACATTTCGGAATTGAAGAATGAACGCAACTAACCCTATTGAAACCCTAGCTGGCTGTATGGCTCATGCCGCATATGTGGCGTTTCCTGAATACAAGTATCAAGACCGCGACTGGGCCAAACATGATAAGTGGCGAGCTACGCTGACGCGAGAAGAAATGAAAACAGCGGTAGCACCAGCCGATTGTTTTGTTGAGAAGTCTCGCAAGCATTCATTATATGACTTGACTGTGTACAATATGTTTCCACAGACCTGGAGTAGCACAGCACTAGGCTTCGGTGGGATTGGTGGTCAAGCTATTACCAGTGCATATGTTTGTATCATTGAAAGCGACTTGGTTGGTGGCTTTGCAGTGTACTTTGGTGGTAGACCGGCTTATGTTATCAACCGACCTAATGAAAAGTTTATAGAAGACATTGAGCGACACCGTATGGTAGATGCCAAGTTAGGAAAGGCTACGTATGAACGAACGAATTAAAGACCTTGCAAGAGAAGCCGGCTATTACCTTTATGATCTAACTGAAACACATGAAATCAAAACTGTTGAAACTGACAGTACAGACGAGTGGATCACATTAGAAAAGTTTGCCGAGCTAATTGTTCAGGAATGTGCTAGAATTGCCAGAGCAACACCTTTTCCAGATACTGATGTTGAAGTTAGAAAAACGTTCGGACATACATGGGATATGGCTGCTAGTGAAGCTGGTCGTGAAATTGTAAATCATTTTGGAGTTAAGTAATGTGGAATAAATTTAAATCATTGCCGTTGTCTGTGCAGTTATCAATCGGATTCCTAATCGGACTTTTGACTGTTGCCATTATAGTATTTCCGCCAGCGGGTATTGTACTTGGAACAATTGTAGCCGGTTTCAGGGTGTTCATCTATTTGACTGATGGTGTGTAATATGAGCAACCTTTGGTTCAATATTAGATTTGGTACCAGACACTGGCAGTGGGGTCCTGATGGTATGTCATGGAGAGTGAATCCCTATTTTATAGAGAATGCACCCACAAAGTGGTTTGAAATATACTGTTTGTTTGGAAGAGTGCCGGAATGACTAAAAAGAAAGAAGCAAAGAAGTTTATGTATGGCGTAGGCTTCTATTGGGAAGGCGATAGCGGTCACGTAGGTCTGTATGCATCTGGTAGCGAAGTCTTTTATGGCACAATGGAAGAAGCCAAGAACTTCCAAGCATACTGTCAGTCACGCCCAGATAACAGAGGTAAGGAAAAGCGCGAGTATAAGATATTCCAACTTATCGAGGTACCAGAGTGAATCAACCCATAACATTTTATAACACCAGTTTCACAGGTGTATTACCCACCTCAGCCGTGGGTAAAGGCGTTATAAACAAAACAGTCTGGGAACAAACCACGTATCCCAATGGCTCAGTAGTCACCAGAAGCTATCATGATACCATTGAAGTGTATGATAAAAATGCAGTCGTGACCAAACACAATCAACAAAACATTATAGACATGATGGTATGAACGATAAAGACAATATCAAAGCTGGCGCAGATATGAACGCAGGTGATGGTGGTTATAGAATAGGCACTCAGGAAGCATATGAGGAGTTTGTAAAGCTCCGAAACGAAGCCATAGCACTAGCCAAAAAAGAAGGTATCAAAGAACGCCACTATACCAACTCAGGTAAACCGATTGACTTTCCTGATAGATGACAAAGATGTTTGGCATACATTAGATGCTGACGATCTTTGGATTTATGATAAGCTAATCCTAGCCAAGAAACTTGGATATAAAGCCGCGCCCGCAGGTGTTCCAGTTGATAGCCCTAATTGGTACATTGTTCGCCCTATAACCAATCTCCGCATGATGAGTCGTGGTGCAGCAAAGCAATGGCTAACGCCCAATGATGTTAACGCAATTCCAGATGGTTATTTTTGGTGTGAGTTTTTCACTGGTGACCATATCTCAGTAGACTATCATTATGGTCAACAACACATTTGTGTACAAGGGTTTAGAAACAGTGATAGGCTTGATAGATTTTGCAGATGGACTAAAATAGATAAGCACATTCCAATACCACTTCCGCTAAAGCACTTATCAGAAAAATACGAATGGATCAATGTAGAGTATGTTGGTGGTAATCCGATTGAAGTCCATGCAAGGTACAATGACGACTTCACCAACCATTCATGCAACACTATAATACCCGTTTGGAAAAACGAATCCATTGAGCAACCACCAGGTTCTTCATGGTACGAATCGCCCTCAGCAGAACGATTAGGATTTTGGATATACTAAAAGTAATACTTTAGTCTTACACCAAGTTTAGTCAGGTATTGGTTGACACTTACCGGAAACCTGGTATAATAGAGCCATAGACAGTAAGAAAGACAAATCATGGCCTTCGAATCAAAAATCCTCTCCCTTGTTGCTAAAGTCACCACCGATGCTGAATTCACCAGCGGTACTCTTTTCGTGACATGCACTCCACGTGAGGCCGCTAAAATCCAAACGATTTTGGAAAATCCCGCTTACGGCGTGATTGTCTCTCCTGTTGGTGATCAATTTGCTTTTGACTTTGTTTGATTGGAGTTTTTATGTTTGAATTTTTAGTCGTTGTTTGTGTTGTGTTGGTCTTGGTTGGTGGCACTGTTAGTGGCTCCGTTGAGACCTTAGGTTAATCCTTTCATTGGAGTTATCATGAAAATCGCTCGGACTATTCTTGATCAAATTGGATATCTAGACCCATGGGCTATGTATGCTTGGGGTGCAGTAGACCTCACTGATATGGGTGATGGCTTACAATTTAAAACAACTGGTATGACACCATTCAAAGGTTTGGTGTATATCCAATACAAGCCTTGCCCTGACCTGTATAACATCACATTTATGCAAGTCCGTAAGGTCAAAGGCGTTCCTACAGTGAAAGTCCGCAAGATAGTGGTGGACGTATATGCTGAGGACTTGATTCGTACCATTGACGAATTCGTAGGATGATCCAAATGAAATTCAAACTAGGTGACACCGTTAGAAAAGTGTCTGGCTCACAGTGGCATGGCACCATTGTGGGAACTTATAGCACCAAACTTACACCAGAAGGCTATGCTGTGGAAAGTTTCACAGAGGTGGGTTCAGTCCAGATTTATCCAGCTAAGGCGTTGGAACTATTCACACCCAATAAAAAGAGTACTTCCGACTGACTTGACAATTACCTATAACCTGGTATAATAGAGACTTAGATAGAAAGAAACAGGAGTTGGAAATGGCACGTGAAACAGTAGCACAACGTAATGCACGATACGCCCAAGAGCGTGAAACATACCTCGCAAAGCAAGTGGATGAATATCCACAGCGCCTCATGCTTGCTCTGGCACGTGCTACAAAAGCATACTTTGAACTCACTGTAAGTAACAACAACAAGTTCCAACTTACTAACCGTAACGACCGTTATGATTATTTCTCTTTGGCTTACGCACATTCTCCCGATAGCCAAGAACAATTAGAATCGTTGGAATATGATCTGGATCGCCATGAAGCGGAACTTGCTGAACGTAAGCGCCTGGCCGAAGTAAAGGCAGAGGCATTGCGTAAGGTCAATGAATTGTTGACTGCGGAAGAGCGTGAATTGTTGAACTTGTAAATACTGAGTACTTTCCACTGACTTGATCCGTACCATTGACGAATTCGTAGGATGATATTATGAAACTGAATAAATTTATTGAACAATTGCAAAAACTCCAAACCGAGGGTCATGGCGATAAGGAAGTTTTCTATCGGCACGGCGCCTCAGGTGATTGTGGTCCATTGTCCTCAGCATTCATTACCGATGAAGTAGATGGTGATTGTGGTCCATTTGACCTAGACGAAGGTGAAGAGTATGTTTCCATCTATGCAGGAAATTGAGTACTTTTCACTGACTTGACAATTACCTATAACCTGGTATAATAGAGCCATAGACAGAAAGATTCCAAATGACCAAACAATTCGTCCAAGTCAGTGCCCACAAAGATAGCAATAACTTTGCTCACTGGAGCAATCTGAGTATCATGGCAAGCATGGGTCTGACTGCTGAACAGGCCCTGCGCCGCTTGCAAGCCATGGCTGATAACTACGCACTGAACGGATATACCATTGAGTGGATCCGTGAGGATTTTGATGCCGCTTACGAAGAAATGTACGGAGACCTGTTTGTATGACAAAAGTATACACTGTAGAGTTCCATGACAAGACTATGGACTTCCGTCTGGTGCGATGGACAACCATTAGCCCAGGTATTCGCTCAGGTGAAGACCTGAAACGGTTTGATTCCGAGGACGAAGCTATGAAAGTGGCGGACTGGATGAACGTGGGCGAAGAGTGGGACCTGTACCACCACCAATTGTGTGAATTTGATAATTGAGTACTTTTACTGTACTTGACAATTACCAGAAACCTGGTATAATAGAACCATACCAGATAGAAAGACACCAATGAGAACTTACCAAGCATTCTACAAAAACCGCGTTATCACCGTAACTGCATCCACCTCATATGAGGCGCAGTTGAAAGCCGCAGCCGTGTTCAAGGCACGTAAGTCCTATGATGTGGCTATCGTGTTGGCTGATACACCCGTTTTTATTGATTGAAGGAAACCTACCATGAATGACAAAGAAGCATTGAAGCTGGCGCTGGAGGCGTTGGAGTGGAACATGGACTATCTACCATCGCAAGGTCACGGCACATCAATGGCGAGTAAAGCCATCACCGCCATCAAGCAAGCCCTTGAAGCACCTGTGCAGAAACGCCCACCCAACTGTGGAACGGGCTATTGTTCGTGCGTTGAATGCGTGATGGAACCCGCAGCACAGCCAGCACAGCAAGAGCCGATTAACGTAGCGCAAGCCTATGCGATGGCTCAGGTCTGCTTAGATTTGCATGATGCCCTCGGCTGCAAGTGGGGTGACAACCCGTATCTTGCAATAGACCGACTCAAAACCGCAGCACCTGTGCAGGAGCCTGTGGCGTGGCGTGGCGTGTGAGATTCCACTACGGCACGGATGGTATGGCTAAACGAATTGGTGATTGGAAACTTTATGGATATTCACCGACTCCCGAGGAAGACAAAGAAATCGAACCCCTCTACACCACCCCACCCCAGAACCATGTTTGACTTTATACTAGCCTTGATACAGGCCATTTTGATTTTCCTGATCCTATCTTTATGGGTGATGTTAGCCGTCATACCTGGAATCTACCACCTAGTGAAATTAGTACTTTAGTCTGACTTGACAATTACCAGAAACCTGGTATAATAGAGCCATACACCAGAGAAGGAAAGAACATGTACACAACAATTTGGTCAGGCCGCAATGTCCGTGCTGCACTGACAGTAAAGGTGCTCCAAGAGTCACCAGCAGCTATCAAATTTGTAGTAGCAGATAATGAAAAAGCTACCTTTTGGTTGCCAAAGAAAGCATTGAAAATGGTGGATGAATGCTATGACTTAGCATTTTGGTTCACAAAAGGTGAGTACCTGGCCAGTCTGTTCAACCGCTATGCTAACCACTATAAGACTTAATAGGAGAAAATGATGTTAATGATTAGTTTGATTTTGTATGCCGTCCTTGGCCTAGTGCTGGGTCTTTTGGGTATCAATGTGATTGAAAAGCCCATTGAATTCATAGCGATTATGGCTCTAGTCGCAATGATTGATTTGAAGGGAAGTATGTGAGTGAACGAATAAAAGAACTTGCTGAACAGGCTACTAGAAGCAAATACTGGAATGCCACAACTCAGGTAATGATTGAAGATTTTGATAAAGAAAAGTTCGCCCAGTTGATTGTGGCAGAATGTGCCGAGATTGCACTTACTGATGGACAAGCAACTGGTAACTTTGAGGTCTTCAATAAGATTACAAAACATTTCGGAGTTGAAGAATGAACGTTAAAGCATTGTACCGCTGCACCGATTGCGGCCATGAACAAACCGTAACAGAAATCCATACCGAAGACGGTAGTGTCTATGTGGGTAGTGGCGCCAACTGGTGTGACGAATGCATGGATGGTCTTCCGGAACGAGTAGAGCCCAGGGAAAAAACCCTACTAGGTAAAGTCCTCACACAAGAGCACCACGACTACCTAATCCAACTGAGGGATTCTGGTGCCACCAACATGTGGGGAGCTACACCCTATATTGAACGGGAGTTTGGTGTACCGTACGTGGATGCAAAGGCCATTCTATTGGAGTGGATTGAGTATATGTCCAAGTGAGTACTTTTGATGTACTTGACAATTACCAGAATCCTGGTATAATAGAACCATACCAAGACGAAAGATACCAATGAAATATACTGTCCAAGAACTCGCCCTCCAATACGCCGAAAAGCTGGTGGCATTTCACGAAGCAAAAAACAGCGACCAAGAAGATCGGAGTCATGTTCTCCGCGCCTATGAAGAATGGTGCCATGCTCAGGCTGCATTGGACACTGCCTGCGAACGCGCCGCTAAACTTCTGGCTTGAATAAGGAAATACCATGTCGTGGATATTAGATGGACAAAAAATCTCGGCTTGCTACCTTGGCACAGCCGTCACTGGTCGAGTTGTCTCCAGTCGCGTGAAGTATGGTGGCAGTGTCCAATACTCAGTAGAGCTGGACGAACCTGTCCAGTTGCCTTGGCGCTCAGAGCCTACCAGTTTTCTTCTGGTGGATAAGAACGAAGTAATTGATGTAATCGGATGAAAACCCTAGCCCAACAATACATGGATATGGTGGACCAGTATGATATGGTCCCTGAGGATGCTCTGGTGGATATCCTAAAGCTATTGGAGAAGGTTGCTCCAGATGCACTCCGTACGGAGATTGAAAACATTGAGGAGTATATCTCCAGCTGGTCGGAGTGACATGACCAAGCATTACTTTGTGGTCTATAAGTCCTACCAAAGACCTGGGCTAGAACACTTTGAGGTTGATGCTGCTAATAAAGCAGAAGCACGGAGAATGTTTCTGGAAGCCAACATCAAGCACGATTACATTATCAAGATTATATTATGAACGAACGAATTAAAGAACTTATGATTGAGGCTTTTCAGAGTCACTACGGTGATCCAGTTACGCCAGTGTCTAGAGAAAAAGCTGTTGAATTAGTCAGTGGCTGGGGAGAAAAGTTCGCCCAATTGATCGCCGAAGATTGTGCTAAGATGTTGGACGAAGATTCATACATCATGCCCGAACTCGGTGGTTACGCTCACGACATTCGTACACGCTATGGAGTCCAAGAATGAAAACAATTTACAAATACACAGTAACCGGTCGCTCCGACACAGAAATGCCGGTTGGTGCCCGTATACTCCATTGCAATATGCAGGGAAAAGATTTCTGTATGTGGGCACTGGTAGACACTGATGCTCAAATAGAACCTCGAACCTTTGAGGTTGTAGGGACTGGATGGGAACTGGACGAGAATATGTTCTACATTGGGACCTGTCTCGAGGGGTCATTTGTTTGGCATATTATGGAGATTGTATGAACGAACGAATTGAAGAACTAATGTTTGAGGCTGGTAGGTATGCTGATAAAAATACCGGAAGTTCAGACCGAAGTGGGATGTGGGTGTATCAATATAGTGAAAAGTTCGCCGAGTTGATTGTGAAAAAATGTATGGAACTTACCAAACGGTGTTCCACTGGTAAAGGCATACACGATTTATTTGCCGATGAAATCATTAAAGAACATTTCGGAGTTGAAGAATGATTTATATTAACCTACTATTTGTTGTGACCAGTGCATACTTTTTGTCCGTATCTGAGAACAAACCCTCCATTATACTCCATGCCGTGGCTTTGGCACTGAATACATTGGCGGTGATTCTCCACCTAGCCATTATGTAATACTTTCTTCTGACTTGACAATTACTGGAATCCTGTTATAATAGAACCATACTAAGACGAAAGATGACCATGCAAACCCAATTGACTGTAGCAGAATTGATCCGTATTTTGCAAGCATTGCCAGACCAGGATGCCAGCGTTGAGATGGCCATGAACCAAGAGTATCAAAGCCCAGTTTTCGCCTCGGACATCCATGTTTGGGGTGATACCATTGTAATCGGAGAGTAATATGGCCATTGGACATGTATACTTAATTGGACCCATCAAACCCCACAAAGGTTGGACTAGTGGAACTGGAACATGGCCATTCAAAATTGGTGTTTCCAAAAGCAATAAAGGTGTAGCCAAACGCCTGTCAACTTTGAATACCGGAAACTGGTTGCAGTTGGGCATAGAATATATCTCACCTCAAATTCCAGAACCATATGACGTTGAATTGTATTTACATAAGAATTACTCCAAGAGACTAATCAGAGGCGAATGGTTCAAATTATCCTATGCTGAATTCAAATATATTGTAGACCGTCTGGATAAGGAACCGGCTGAAACCTTCGATTCAATGAGGGACCGCGGTGCTCACATACGGGAATGGCGCGATAACCACGCCTTGTGGTAAAAGAGAACTTTCCACTGACTTGACAATTACCGGAATCCTGGTATAATTGTATGGAAGAAAGCGAGAATTGATTATGAAAAAGACCTACGCCATGTTTACTCCAGCCGGAGATGCTGCTGTCCGTAACATCACCTTAGCGGCTAAAGCTGCTAAATTGTCCTGGACTACAGTTGATGCTATGTTGACTGCATTGTCCTATGACTCACGTTATGCTGAGGCGCTGGATACGGAAGTCCGTGAATGTGTTTATGCCGAGTTGAGCAAATCAGCCAAAACCTATATTCTGTAATTATGAAAATCAAATACGCTGTTGTATACACCGGAGATAGCATTGATACCGTGATGTGTGGAAATCGGATATCCCGAGCCGCGCACTGCGCCCAACAACATTATGGTATTGATCACACATTCATTTTACATAGAAACGCAGAAAAGGCTCTCGATAACCTTTTGCGAATGTATGCTCTAACTTTAGATTATGATATTGATTTTACAGATAGACAAATTGAATATAACACTCATAGATTGGCGTGGTATAAAAATGAGCTCCTAACTGCTATCATGCATGATCAAAGAGGTCGAGCCGGTGCCATGAAAAGGCAGGTTAATCGTGTAACGAATTGTATTGCTAAGAATCGCGAGGAACTGAGTAAACTTCTGGATGAGTTAGCCCTGGTTCATGTGAAGCCTGTTCCTTTCGTTATCGTTGAGGTTCAAGTGGCCTCATAATCATTGATTTTAAAACGGTCTTCTCCAAGTCAATAGGCATGCGGGTTCCAAGAGCCCGGATTTCGGATATCCGATTCTATTGATGGTTATTGCGTGGATAGTATGGTAGTACCAATCCAGGCATTTATGCATACTTTCCACTGACTTGACACCAGATCCACCTGTGGTATAATTGTATCAGATCGAAGCAAAAGGCAGGGTGGACGGTGGGAGTGGGCTACCGTTGGATCAAGTTCCGCTTCATCACTTTACATGAACACCACTCATTGTACCATCTGTCGCTTAGTAGTGCCTCATACTGAAATATAAAGTGGGTTTCATAATAGGTACACTCGGAGCGGGTCTTACACAGGCGGATGATGTACCGCTCAAAGTTATCTACCCCAAGTGTAGCCACATCCTCTAGCAAAGTCTTATTGGATCCATAGTAATCTTGCCAATCACTAGCAAGGCGGATCTTCTTCCTCTTACCCTTTACTGTTCTATAGCCAGCTTTGGTGAAGAACTTCTTACCAACATAGCGGCGACCGGTCACCTTGTTCATTATAACATAGATGAAACCCCAGTGCCCATCAAGCATTTCATCCGTAACTGGCTTACCGTTATCAATCGTCCATGCTGTCATCGGACTCCTCGGACGGCGTATCAATTAGATATTCTGCACAGAAAGGACAATGAATTGGATCGGCGTTGCACTCGTCTCCATCATATACTATCTTGAAGGCGTTGTCACAATTTTCGCATTCGTGCTTTATTGTATTCATGCATTTCCTTTATTCTTATAACCATGAGGTATCGTCCTCATCGTGATATGTATGCATGTTATCTGTGGTCAGCGGAATGTCCAGCATCCAATCCGGATCCTCAAGGACGTATTCACCGGACCGCTCAAGGGCTCTATTCTTATTCAGGCGATTGGCAAAATCCGATGCGATGGACCTGGTGGCGGCTCCTTCAGGACTCGCGTGATAGGCCAATAGTTTCGCGGACTTCTGCGCCTTCAATTCATCGGACTGTGGGCGACTATTGCCGCATGATTGACCACAAAAACGCCCTCTCTTTTTATGTTGGGCGCCACATACCGGGCATGTTTTCATAATGCAATATTTATAGGAAACGTCAGTAGTGGAGTAGCACTGTGCTTTTATACAGTGGTTTCAGCAAGGATATTGCTAGGATTACACCATTATTGAAAGGATATTGCTATTATTTCAATGATTGAGCTATCTTTTGAGCCATTTCCATTAGTTCTTTATACTCATTGACCATCTCTTGGTACTTGTTTGTCTTGAATGTGATACTGCTATAGGTGGATGCTTCAAACTCTGCTTGTTTACCATTGATATAGTATTGAATTAGCTCTTGGATCTTTTGATTGATTTCTTGATTTGTCATTGGTTTTCCTTTTGTTTACCAGTCGGATTCGTCTGTGATTGATACTGTTACTGTCGTGTCATAGTTGCTTATTGGTACGTCTACGCTTGCTGTGAGGATTGTTCCTATACCGGATGAATCATCACATTCTATTGTTACTCTTGGTGCATTCGGAAATGTATCTATAAACTTCTGAATGTCTATTAGTTCTTGTCTGCTGAGGATAATTTTATTCATTTGTTGTGGTGCTCCAGAATAATTTGCTTTACTTTGTTCATTGAAAAGACTGTTGCATTAGATTCAAATGAATAACTGGATCGGATGATTCTATAGATTTCGGATGCGTCTTCTCTATTATACCAGGTGCCGATGAATGAGCCATGGATTTCTTTTAGGCCATGGAGCATACATGGATCAGTTACGTACCGATATTGATATTGCTCCCATTTTTCCGGATGATTTTTTGCGATATCACGGACATAATCTCCATATTGCCGCCAACACCCGGCTATGATCCAATATTGTGTTTTATTAATTCTAGGCACCTACTGCTCCTACTGGTTTACCATATCGGTCTAGGACCTTTCTTGCGGTGAATAGTCCTGGATTGTATGTGTTTTCGGCGTACCCGATGTGGCTTGCACTTATGATTCCATAGATTATTCTTGCGTCTTCTCTATTATACCAGGTGCCGATGAATGAGCCTCGCATGTTTCTTTGACCTCTGATTATATCAACATGCCGGACATACCGATAATCATATTGCTCCAACCTTTCTGGATGAATGTCTGTAATATGGCGGATGTATTCCACATATTCTTGGTGATTTCCTGTTATCACCCAATAGATTGGCTTACGCTTCTCATTCCAAACCAACGCCTGTAATACCCATGCTGCTACTACATCATCGTCTAACATCTTCTTCACCTGTTACGCCATATAAGATTTGCATCACATCCAGGATACAATCGTCCACTGGGTTGTGCTTTGTAATTTCAAGAAAGGAGTCCCACTTTGGATAGTCCACTTTCACATAGCCATTCTTGGTACCATACAGAAAATCTACCGCTGTACGGACATCTCGCCACCTGTAGTGTGGAAAGATATGCTCCAACTCGCATTGCTCTACGATATCATCCAGGACTAATTGATCCAGATTACCACGGGCCCATACCCAACTGTCCGGTTCATCAAAGGACCGGGCCCACTTGCACATCCTTTCATAGCCCTGTTCAAATGGTACATCAGCGGTGGATGGCTTGAAGGACTTGATCCGTACATTGTCACATTGTTTAGACCACCATTCAATGGTGCTTTTGTCGCTCTCACGTTTCAGGCGTTGGATTTGATCCGATACACTGAATTTGGCAAAGAACGTATTTGCTCGGAGTGTCTCGGGCCTTGGCTTGGACTCAGGATCAAACCAGGTACAAGCCATTGATAGAATAACAGAATTGGATCGCTTACCTAGCGTCTCCACATCAAACATAAACATTATTTACGTGCCCTTCCGCAGACAAATGCTGCTTTCAAATAATCAATAACAATCTGCTTGGTGCGTGGGTCATCACTGAAATGGCTCAGGAGCCACTCTGACCTCATGCTGAATCCTTGCAGTTCATTGAACCAATCGTCAAACTCTGGATACTCATACCGTGTTAGGATATTGCACTGTGATAATGTAAGGTCACTATAATCTGAGTGGCATGTATCACACTCATAATAAAATAGGTTGTCGGTCAGTTTTATCTCAGCCTGACCATCGCCGCAAACGTCACACGTTACTGTTTTCATTGTATATTTCCACGTTGTTCAAAATTGGTTCTTTTATTGTCTTACTTAGATGCACGATTGTTTTGAATTCTTTGCACCATGGTATATCAGTCCGAATCACGTATGTCCACAATCCGGCTTTGATTGATGTATCTATCATATGTTTCGTGCCGGTTGATGTGCCATTCCAAAATGCTATGCACTGTTCGGCATACTTAGACATTTCCACATTCCTCATGGGTCCTGCTTTGCGCCCATGTGTGTCCCAATCAGCCGGAAATAATTTCAGTTGCTTGCCATGCATTGTGGCCCAACGCTCACCAAGTGTATCAGCACCGGCTGCATGACCGGATACTACCTCAGTGATTTCAACCCATGGTGGTATTGTACTCATGTATCCACTGAAATACTTCCAGTCTTCAAAACCACGCCCACCACATATGATTGTCTTCATGAATAATCACCACTGTATTGTTTCCGTATATAATCAAAGACTCTCTTTTGGTCATACTCCCACACATCCGCAGGTGTCTTCATGTCCAATGCATAATTTGGTGTGTCCCACCACAGGTTGACCATCCGCTGGTTGCCAAGCAGAGGCAACAACAATGCATTGATCCTATCGACCTCATCATCAATTCTCATAATATTCTTTCATCTTGATATGAATAGCCCTTACCGAATACAATACCTAGGATGGTAATAGTTGTCTGTTGGTAGTAATCATATTCAAATTCTTCATAGTCAAACAACCTATCACCTATCCCAATCAGGATGTACCAGTTTTCTTCATGTTCCCAGTACTTATCATTGTCGTGTGGATTGGGCGCGGCATACCACTTGATACGATAGTTCCAGTGCAATTCTTTTTCATGTAATTCAAATTGTTGTGTGTATTTCATGAGTCTATTATACTCCAAAGAAAATCCCGAGTCAAGCTCGGGATTGATTGTTTACCTGGTGGTTAGGTTGTTATGGTTGTGCCGTGAGAATATTCGGAACCTCAGGAGGTTCCGGCAACTCATTGTAATTACCATCTGGATAGTTAGACAACATAAATTCAATGTCGGCTGCGATCCTGTTGGTGACTTCACCATCTTCGTTTAGTATTTCATATATCATATGTTTGCTCCGTTATGCAAGAAAATATTCAATGATTACACCACCAACACCACCAGCAACGGCGTAGCCTTGGTAGTTGGTGAAGCCTCCTCCACCAAATTTTCCTGCTGCGCCGCTATAACCGCCACCCGCAAATAGTCCAGCCTGCGCCGCAAAGCCATTGCCCGAGCCGCTCATGCCTCCCTGTCCAGGATGTGGAGTAATTTGACGGCCATAATCTCCCCACCAGTAGTAATAAATTCCACCGAGAGGTTGCAGTAGTCTTCCACCAAGAAAGCCATCGGAAGTATGTTCTACACCCACAAGAGCACCAGTCACTGATGCTCCTGCATATTGGACGGACGATGCTGCGGGTGTCGTTCCATATACTCCAACAGCGCCTCCTCCAAAATAATCTCCATTTCCTGCGCTTCCACCTGTCACATTCATAATATTTCCGCCAGAGGCAGTGCCTCCAGCACCACCAGTGCCTGTGGAAATTGCACCACCGTTTGCTGTCAATGTTGTGATGCCTGAGCCTGATACCGTTGTAGTGCCACCAGCTGTGCCTGGATATCCGCCTGCGCCGCCTGCACCAACAGTCAGTGTCAGCACGACACCGGAAGAAAGGGATACAAGCGACTGTGCCAGTCCTCCACCACCACCTCCACGGTACGCACCGCCGCCGCCACCGCCACCGCCACCTCCGATTGCAGTGATCAAATACTTACCTGAGACTGGTGTAGTAAAGCTGCCGGAGGTATTTGTGCTGTATTGAATTGGCACTCCGCCAGCAGCAAAAAATTGACTCATCGTACTCATGTGTTATTCCTTAATTAAAAACCCAGCCGCGTGTTGCATCGGCGTAAACAAGCTGTAACGGTACAAAGTTTGCGTCAAGTGTCATGTTCTCAGCCAATGACATAATGTTGCTACCGTTTCTTGCGATAACGGCTGTGGTTGTACCGCTACTGTTTTGTATTTTCACCCAATCTCCTGCGGTGGGAGATGAGGGCAGAGTTAGTGTCAATGATGCGGTCAACACATACGTGCGGAAAGCCACGGCTGTAGTGTTTGTACCGATTACCTGTATAATTTCTCTAGCTGAAGTTCGTATTGTGTCATCAGGAAATTTAACGCCTGTTGCTACCAAATAAGTTGCCATCTGTATATCCTCAATTGATCTTATATTTATACAGACAAAACAGTGGGATCCAGCATTGTTATCATGTTGATGAATTTAACGGCATCGTCCTCATCAATGAAATACCTCAAGAATGTCTGTCCTGTGTACTTGGACACAATGATTAATAAAACATCTGAATTTTTATGAACGGAGAATTTTATAATCCATCCGTTCTTTAGCGCAGGCTGGAAGTATGAGGTGTTACTTCTTATTTCCTGCAAAAGCAAGTTCCGTGCTCTCGATGATTTTTCTTGCATTCTTGGTAATTTCGTCCGCTACATTGGTTAGTCCATGTAAGTATGTAGCATATTCAGTACCTGCAAATTTCTTCAATGCATCGATGCCTGAGTGTGTAGCAGTTGAATTGATTTGAATAGCAGTCAGTGCTAGTTCTTTGAATTTAGTATTGTCCATTTTGTATCCTTATTGTAAAGCGATTGGTGCTTTGCTGAATAGATGTTTTATCTCAGCGATTGTTGATAGAATTGTTTTTAGCATGTTATATGGTGTCCTCGTTAGTGAGCAACACCATACAATTATATATCAGAAAATGTTGTATTGCAACATGATTTTACTAGAGTACCGAGTCTAATCAATCTTATAGGCAGTACGTAGAATTTTCACTTGATCATTTGGTGCTAGATATGCACGAACACGGAAGGTGCGAGTAGCACGGGCATGATCCTCAACCATAGTAAACTCTACCAGTTTGTTTTCTAACATGTATTCCAGCATTTCCATTAGTAAACGCTTTTTTATCTCTTCTTTGCCGCCAACAACATTGTTCATCATATCAATTGCATCCAACTCAGACACCATATATGAACCAACAACCATTTTGCCACCGATAGGATAGTCATGTGAAGTGAACGTTACATCATTCATCTTTGTTCTTTATGTTCATCATAATTGCAAGCGATAACATGAACCACCAGCCAGACCAGTCATGCACCGCAACAAGCCATGCTGTGCCTGCAACAATTGCAAAATTGTATATCAGTACGGCAACGCCGAGCATGGTCTTACTCATAGTTTTTTGACTTGTGCCCAACCAATATCAGTTGTTGGTCGTATCATGTGAATTGTGCCATCATCACACAATGCAAACAGCATTATCTGTCCTGTGCCGGTGGTTGATGTTGCGATTTGGATAGCTTTGCGATCCAACTCTTTTACTTTCTCTTGTTTAGCTTCAGTTGCCATTTTCTTCTTCCTTTGTTTTGAATGCACGAATTATATCATACACGCCATCGGCGCTTTTGTCAATGTAAATTTCTGGTCCAAAGCCAGCATACTCAAACTTATGATCACCAACCAAATCAAAGGCATCAATCATAATTTCTGGTTCACCCATTACGGAGTGGTATTCAGCATCGTAAGAGTAATACAGGTCTTCAAGTTGGTGAATTAAATCAATCAACTTCATTTACCAAACTCTTTCAGTAAGTCCTCAACAATTTGCTTCTTGATGCCACCAATCATGCCATGATCATATGTGGTAAACGTTTTCTTTTTGCAAGACTCTTCAACCGATTGGATAACTTCCTCAAGCATCCTATCATATAGGCCTTGAAGTTGTTCATCATACAGTGAGGACCAATCGATGTTATCTGGACCAGGACCATATGGTTCATTGTCCCAGAATGCAAAGCCTGCATCTCTAGCTAGTTCTTGAAGTTTTTTGTTTAATGTCATAGTGACTCCATTATAATACAAAACAGAGCAGTTGTAAAGCTGCCCTGTTCATTTTTACCTTATGCCCAAACGTCATCCCATGTGCCAGACAAGGCACCTTTGGCATAGTCTGTGCTCCGATTCTCAAAGAAGTTGGTATGTGTAGGAGCATTGATCATTTCTTCCACCCATGGTAATGGATTCCTCTTGACCTTAAAGATACCTTTCATACCCAAACCAATCAGTCTACGGTCAGCAATGTAACGGATGTATTTCTTCAATTCATCCTTGGTCAGACCTTCTCCCTCTGCGATACCGAAAGCCAAATCAATGAATCTATCTTCCAATTCTACCATTTTCTCAGCGATGGTGTAGATGGAGCCTTTGAGTTCATCGTTCCAGATTTCTGGATTCTCACCGATGTATGTCTTGAACAATTTCATCATGTTCTCGGCATGCATCGTTTCATCAACGATAGACCAGGTAACGATTTGACCCATGCCTTTCATCTTACCATGGCGTGGGAAGTTCAACAACATAATGAATGAGCTAAACAATTGCATACCTTCAGTGAATGCACTGAACACCGCAATGTGCCTTGCTGTGTTTTCTTTAGTGCCATTCTTGTTTGAGATATCTAGCACATAGTCATGCTTGTCCTTCATCTCCTGATACGATAGAAATTCATTGTAGGTTGTTTCAGGCAGACCAAGAGTTTCAATCAAGTGACTATATGCAGCCACATGCAATGCTTCCCGTGCTGCGAAGCCCAACAACATCATACGAACTTCTGGCTGTGGGAAGTATGGAAGATAGTTCTTCACATAACCACCAGCAACGTCAATGTCACCTTGTGTGAAGAATCTAAAGATGTTTGTCAGAAACTTCTTTTCATCATCAGTAAGTCTTTTCTTCCAGTCCTTGACGTCCTCCATCATCGGACATTCTGTATGCAACCAGTGACTCTGTTCGTGTTTCAACCATGCATCGTAGGCCCAAGGATAAGAAAATGGTTTGAACGAACTACGTTCATCAGTCAGTTTTGATTCTACATTTTTCTTTGTCATTCTTTTATCCAATTTTCTAATTTATCTTTTGTCACCAGGCCGACCATTCTACGAACTTCGATGTTTTCATCAAGCATGACCAGTGTAGGAACCGATCTGATTCCATAATCAACAGCCAATTCAGACTGTTCATCAATATCAATGACTTCAATCGGTAGGTTGGTGTCAACACCATCTATCAATTTAGCCATAGCTTTGCATGGTTGGCACCATGATGCGGTGAATCTCAATACTTTTCTCATATCAGCACCATGATGTTTTAGCTTCGCCGTAGTACTCACGGGCAAAACCATTTGTTATCAACATTTGACGCAGGCTCTTGCCGTCAAGCAAAATATCACCCAATACACGCCCACCATATTTGTCCCAACCCATCAATACAACTTGGCGTTTCTGTGCCCCATTGATTTGTGCCTTAGTGAATGCAGTTGCAGCTTGACCACGTGCATCTTCACTTGGGCACATTGCGCGATGACCCTTCTCAGGTGTATCAACACCAAATACACGGACACTCAATTCCTTTTTCAGAGGCTCAGGCAACCAGTTAGCTTGAAACGCCACTGTGTCACCATCAATTACTCTGGTCAATACTGCATCATATGCAACACCAGCTTTTTCTTTTTGTGCAAAACTTGCGATTGCGGTTAGTGCTATCATAGCACCGATTATTATTTTTTTCATTTTTATTCCTTTTGTTATTGGCAAGCTAGGCATTCATCACCACCAATGATTGCACTCAAGTCCAATTCTTTGATGATTTCACGCTCAATGCGCTTTGATACCTTATCCGCTTTAGCCAACTTCTCACTGCGGCAATAGTACAAAGTCTTCAACCCACGTTTCCATGCTAGGAAATGGCAAGCATGGATATACTTGATGTGTGCATCTGGACGGAAGAATAGATTCAAACTCTGTGCTTGATCAATGTATGGCTGTCTATCTGCGGCGTGTTCAATGACCCAACGCTGATCAATCTCCATAGAAGTCTTGAACACTTCACGATCATTTTCATTCATCCATGTTAGGTGTTGCACCGAGCCATCGTTGGCAATGATTGACGACCAAACTTCATCAGCCCAGCCATCTGTATGAGTCTCAGCTTCTTTCTGAATGATCTTGTCCAACCAACGATTCTTGTTCAGTGAAGAACCACTCAGTGTGTCTTGGCGATAAGCATTTGCGCGGTATGGTTCAATGGATGGTGATGTATTGCCCATGATGATGGACGATGATGCATTTGGTGCAATAGCCCACATGTGGCTGAATCTGCGGCCTGTGCCGACAGCATCAGGTGCCTCACCTCGCTCTTTACCCAACTCAAGATTAGCAACAGCGCCCTTTGTATGGATGTTCTTGAACATCTGGATGTTGTATGACTTAGCCATCACACCTTCAAATGCAATTCCCTTTTTCTGCAAGAATGCATGGAAGCCCAGTGCACCGATACCAATGCTTCGCTCACGCATAGCAGAGAATTTAGCCCTTGCGATGGTGTCTGGTGCATTGTCGATGAAGTATTGCAAAACGTTGTCTAACATCTCTGCGATATCACGAATGAATAGTGGATCATCTTTCCATTCATCATAGTACTCCAGATTCACGGAAGACAGGCAACACACCGCGGTGCGGTCTTTGTTTGTTGGAAGAATGATTTCAGAACACAGATTGGATTGTGCAATCTTCAAGCCCAAGTCTTTCTGAAACTGTGGCATTGCACGATTGCTTGTGTCAATGAAGTGGATGTATGGCTCACCTGTCAACATACGCATTTCAAGGACTTGTTGCCACAACTCTTTAGCTGATACTGTATCACGAATGGTGTTATCATGTGGATCACGGAAGTGCCAACTATCATCAGCATTTGGATCCAACATAGCCTGCTCAACCAATTGCATGAAGTCATCGGTGATATTGATACCGTGATGCAAGTTCAAGGCCCGCATATTTGGATCACCAGTTGGCTTCCTCATATCCAAAAATAGAGGAATATCTGGATGGCTAATATCAAGATAAGCGGCATAAGAACCGCGGCGAGTACGGCCCTGCCTATAGGCGAGGCTTGATGCATCATAAGTCCTAAGATGAGGCATGATGCCAGTAGACTTGTCATCAGCAGAACGAATAGCGAATCCAATTCCAATACCTCCGCCGAGCATACTCAGCCAGTTTACCTCCGAGAGACAATCCACCAAACCTTCTGCACTATCGTGGAGATATGGTAGAAAGCAAGAAATAGGTAGGCCCCGGCTGCTACGACCAAAAGAAAGGATAGGTGTAGAATAGCTGAGCCAATGCTTAGAAGAATATTCATACAACCTCTGAGCATGTGCTTGATTAGATCCAAAAGTTTTGCTGACAAACGCGAATCTCTCCTGTGGTGATTGTTCCTCATCTTTCATGTAGCTTTCTTTAAGGCGCTTCCTACCTAAATCATCGAATAGATTATCCCGAGAATAATCCACTCTAATATCGTGAACGATACTTTCCATCTTGTCTCCTGTTATTATTTTGATACGAACTCTTGCGCCAAAGGAAATACCTCAGCGATCACTTTGGCAATTTCAATTGCCATTTCCCTGTGTTCTTTTTGCGTTGCTTTTTCAGAGCGGACTTCTATGTAGTGAATGAAGGAACGCAGTGTACCATTGATGTACATGCGTGACACGGTATTTCCTTCGGGTAGAATGGCTCTGGCTTGCTCTTTTGCAATACCCTTTTCCATTGCCCAAGCATAGACTTCCTTTGATTTTTGAATTAAATCTCGCTGTAAATTTTGCCACTGATATGCAATCTGACGATGACTATCATTATTCATATCAAGTTCAATTGAATTTTGACGATTCTTGGTGTCTTGCAGCCTCGCTTCACGAAACACAAAATCTAGGTCCTTAGTTGGATCAGCATATCGTTGGCTAAACTCCTGAAAAGAGAATGACCTGTGGCGTAGAATCTGTCGGGCGATATCGCGGGTAGTTTCAACTTCAACACATGCAGACACCATCTCCAGAGGACTCCAGTGCTTATTCTTGACCAAGTAATTGATCAGTTTTGTGGATGTTTCTGTGTTTAGTTGGTTTGCAGGATTTGATACTCTTGCACAAAATGCAATTAGTTCTTGCATATCATATAAGCCTTCATTGGCAATCTCACGGGAGGGTTTACTATAGCTAATCAGTCGCGCTTTCATGTTATACTTTCTTCCAATAATTAAAATTAATTTGTGCTTCGATACCTTTGAAGGTGTTATTACTTATGATATCTTCTATTTCATCAGGTGATATCCCACTCATAACCATTTCATTGATATCTTTGCCGTCTACGGTGTCGGGCCATACAACGATGTTATGGCCATGTTTGATTGCATCGCCCATGAGATTGACGATTTCTCTATTTCTAGGTTCATTGTCATATATCAGGACTGTCTTTTCAGCATTCAATTGCTTTGCTGTGATGGTCAAGCTGGAATCTCCAGAGCCAACACAATTGTCCAAGAACAACGAGTCAATCGGTCCTTCGACAATCTTTATGGGTTGAGATATATCTATGCGGTCTAGGCCATAGATTAACTTGTTCTCACTGGTATTTGTCTTGATAGTGACATAGCGCAACTTATAGTCAGCAGTCACCAACGCACGACCGGATACACCAATCAGTGCGTTATATGAATCATAGAACGGTATGACCAGTCTTGCATCAGCGGTGATCTTATCTTTGCCATGGTCAGGATATACCTCATCACAGAACTTTTTGTAGTTTGCAGTGAAGTATAGATTCTTGTAATGCTCTAGTGGAATCTTACGATTCTTCAAATAAGAAACACAGAAGTGTTGGTCAGGTAGCTTATCGCATCGTTCGGCATTATCGAAAATCTTTTTCTCTACCTTACCAAATCTGGTCACAGGAACATCAAACAATGTTCGGCGAGTTGATACACCATTGTATTCACCAGACTTGTATTTCTCTAGGACATATTCTTTGTGGATGGTACCATCAAGTCGCTTGATAAAATTACCAAGAGACATACTCTCACCACAGTTGTGGCAAAGGTAAAAAAGACCATTTCCGCGCCGGTAGATATACCCACGCATCTTGGTCTTGTTTTTGTGTGAGTCCCC